ATCTTATATTTGTATATTGGAAATTAATTTAAACCATATTACATCAAACGAGAAGCCAATGATTTCTTACGACCACCCGCAGAAGCACCCGCCGAAGCACCACCCGTGCCGTAGCCAACTGAATCCAATCCCGATTTTACGGAGCCAAGGAACCCATTTTCGGGGAGAAAACCTTTGACGGCAGACACAATCGGTTTAGTGGAATTGTAGATGTCCTTTGCTTTGGAAAGGATATTTCCGAGTGCCGAAAATGAGAAGCCACCCACCATTCGGTCTAATTCGGAGCGAACGCCCATAGGAGCCAAAGGAGCGGAGATAATATCTTGTTCGGACAACACGCCCTTGATGATACGGGAAGAACCACGAATTGACTCAAAAAATCCACTATTAGCGGTAATAACAAACAACTGAGGAGTCTGTGTGAAACTGGAAGTATTTTTTACAGTGAGGTTGAACTGGAGAGTGAAGTTTCCTACCAATGATGGGGCTTGTCCCGATTGAAGTGTGATGTCTTGAGATGGCTTAAGAACCAAAACAGACCCAACCAAAGGGACGTTCTGTCCTTGCTGACGAGCTAAGTAACTACCACCAGTATTACCATTAGCAACAATAGCACCATAAGAACCACCCGCACTCTTACCTTGACCGATAAAAGAAGCATAATCCATATCCAAACCGTTCTTAACTGACATATTATACAACTGCTCCGTAGTCATAGAGGAAAGCAAACCACTAAAATTGTCAAAATTCATAGAGAGCGGATTCGTTACATTATCCAGTAAGCTTGTAGCGAGTGGTAAGTAATAGTCAGCATCGTTTTGACCCACCACGGAAGGTTTTGCGTAAATGATGAGAAGGTCGGGAATACAAGGGAGAGTAATTGTCTGAGATTGGATTTGTCCGAAACCACCCGCCACAATAGGTTGTCCGGAATACTGAGTAATATATCGTGGAAATTCCATATAGGGGACGATAGATTTCGGAGGTAGAGGCACATCAAGGGAAGGAGTGAGAAATTGGACGTTAAGAACACTTTGAAGAAAGACGTTATTAGCGAGAGTGTTAAAGGCAATATTACTGAGAACTCTCCCTTGCCTCGCACATTGACGGACAACACGTGCCGGACTTGATTGGAAGTTCATAATAAGTTGTATCGCATTTAATCCAAAAAGGCCCGTGTCCCACTCATATTCATCCGAAAATACGAAAGGGGACAACACAATCGGTTCCGTGGAACGGAATCGGAAATAGATTTGATTCACTTTAACGTTTAATGCTCCATCGGCACCATTCGCACCTTGAGCTCCAGCAACTGGAACACCATTCACACACGAATAAGTAGCACCAACGAAGGCAGCCGTACCAGCACCACCAGCGGGAACGTTTGGAAGAGGATTACCAGCTGTATCAGTGAATTGAATAAAAGGACTCGCACCATTCTGAACGTTGTCGTAATCAGACATAGCATCATAACCAGCAATGGGATTGGCTACACAACCATACGCATCATTGTAATTAGCGAATTTATCCAACTGTGTGGGAGCAGTGCGAACCAAACGATTTTTCTTGTAATCAGTTAGACGTAAGATAGGGTACATAACGTCGGCTGAATTTATTACAGAAGTTGTATCGTTTACCGTGGCGCTAATGGTAGAACAAAGGGAGTTCAAAGGGAGCATAGCCAATGCGAAATCGCGACCGGGAACGAGGAGAGATTCACCTTCTGAAGCGTTTGTTGCTAAAGTTAATGTCATTGACATTAAACAAGTAGAACTCCACATAATTTTTCTATCTACAAACACATTTTCTGAGGGGACGTACACGTTATAAGTGTGTTGCGATGAAGTGGCGGCAATGGCGTTGAAAGGAGCGTTCGTAAGAGACAATGCTCCTTTCTGAACCGCAAATTTAGGACGTGACTGAACGATACGTGAATCTAAAACTGCGAGCTTCTCAATATCAGAACTCATACTGTCTTATAGTATCTCTTTAGAAATAAAAACTCAAAGAATTATGGGTATGGTGGGTATGACGGGTTTAACATCAAAAAATATATTTTATAAGAATCTCTTACGAAATGTATTTTTAATCCGGACTTTTCCTAAAAATGTTTTTTATGTCACAAACCCGTCATTGTCGTCATTTCTTTCTGCGAAACATTATCTTAATACTTACACTGGATAGGTTATACATATAGACCGGATACAACTGAGAATCCAATCGGTTCTTCCAAAAGACTTGAATATCAATATTTCGTAGTTCTTGTTTGCTCGGACTAAGGTCAGAAATACGATATTCAGCAACGGGAGTGTAGTAGAGGAATTGACGGTAAAGGTCAGCACCACCCGATGCCGTATCCAATGCGATGTCTGTGATAATGGGTTCAAAAGCACTAAGAGCCGTAGGTGCGGACAAACCCAAATTACTACTACCAAGTATGTTAGGAGCGGATGCCGATTCCGTTCGTAATGGAATCAGTGTTGTAGTGAATACAATAGATGAAATGGGCGACCATATTGAATCTACACTCTTATAATCTTGAACTAATAGCCAATAGACTTTCTGTTGAGCGAGAGGAACAAATCCCAATGGAGGGACACCGGACTGTGGGGGGACACGGTAATCTGACACATTTTTATAGAATTTATTACTGAATATAAGTTCATACACATAACCCTCTGGGACACTATTTGCTGGAAAAGCGGGATAAGTTACACCAGCATACGTATTAGAAGGGATAGTAGATACATTCCAATACAATGTAGAGAAATTAGCGAACAACCCCGCCATATTTGTGTTAAAAAAGAGCCGTTCTCTGGGTTGTGTCTGCGGAGAAGCAGTCGGAGCAACATATGCTACTGGAGTAAAAGTAGTTAAACGCAGACCATATCCATCTGAATCACCGTATAATGTGAAAAGACGGGTGTTTTCGTCATAGGTAATGTAAGGAGTTTGAACGACGGCTTGGAATGATAAAAACGTCGGATAAGGAAATGCGTCAGTTAATCCAACAACATTCCCCCACGCACTCTGAAATTGAGTATATAGTGTCTGATGTGCCGTCAGAATCGTAGTATTTACGAGATTAATCCAATGCTGATAGGTGAATACCCAATAATATCGTGTGCTGAGGTCTTGTGAAACGAGAGGGGAACGTGGGGTTGGAGCGAGAAATGTATTTTTAACTTCTGGAACGTATTGAACGAAAGTAGGTGCGGGGGTTACATTGAATACTGTTGCTCCTAAATTAGTATTCCACGTTTGCTGATAGGATAGTGCTACTGAATACGTGGTGAGATTTACATCCGCTTGCCCCAATAAAATATTAGGACAGAACAAAGGTAAATCACGATTTGCTCCGTTCATTGTAAAACGAACGATAGAGAACTCGTATTCCGACACATCTTTAATCAATGCCGTATCACGAGTTTCATTGAAACGAATTTGTGGGTCAGCCGTTGTTTGTAGATTACTTACACTGTTCTGGAGAACACCGAGGTCTTTTGAATTATTGTTAATTATATCGCAATTGTAATACAAATAGTCTGGATTTGAGCTTGTTCCACCCACTCTTTCAAAATTTCCAGCATTATAAGCCATCTTCTATAACAGTTAAAGAGATTTATTTTCGCAATTTATCATACGTAACACCCGATACAAAATCGTCGGGTGACATTTTGCTCTTCTTTATAATAGCACCATATTTATCCAACGAATAAGGATAATATAATAACCTAACCACGCAGTGTCGCCCACACGTTGAGACATTTGGAGATTCTTTTTGGAATTGATGATGATTGTAAAAAACGGGTTTCTCACTTTCACGTAACAATCGTGTCAAATCGGGTCGCTCAATATCCAGCATTTCTAAACGACCTTTAGACATCCCATCTTTCTGAGCCGTATCCGGGGCATCACCATACGGGTCAAAAAACTCTATACTATCTTGTCTATTTATTAAACACGTCCAATGTCCCGATGTAGGACTATTATTTGGAAAGAGTATTATCGCTCTACCTTTCTCATCAAATAAATCATTTACATTATCTACGTCTTTTAATTGTGGGTAATTCCATATTTTAATGTCATTACCCAGACATTTTCGTATATCACCATCACTTAATGGATATTGTTTTATTTTGTTAATTCCACCACGTGACATTCTCTATACACCTTCGTTTTTTTTCTATTTGTATAACAGAATATGTCATTCGCCGTTTGGAGTCCATACACTACTTACAGTATCAATGATACTGTTGAATACGTTAGTTTTACTTACTCAGCACTATCTGCTAATACCAATAAAATTCCGACAGACTTCCCATTAGTGTGGAATTTTCGTGGTTCAGCCTCTGGTGGTGGGACAGTCACGAACCCTTTGACCTCTGATTTAGTCGCTACTGGATTCACCGTCCTTAATCAAAGTGGGAACGCACCAGAGGAACACAGTATCCGCCTCAGTGGGTCAAAAGTATTTAATATTGTCACA